TTCCTGTAACTGTATAATTAGCAAAATTTTCTCTGCCTTCGTAGTCACCAGGATATTGCCCCATTAAAACAGATACTATCTCTTCTATATAAGCATCATTAATTGACTGTCCTATTTTGGCTTCGGTTATGTCTTTACCTGTTAAGATAGCACCTGCACTGTCTAACAAATTAAGCCTCGTCGCCGCCCTCTTTTTTAATGTTGTAAAATCCATTTTGTTTGTAATAATAAAAAAAGAACCCACAGATGAGTTCTTCTCTGTTTTTATAATAATATATATTTAGTTTTATGTCAATTTTAATACGTCATAATAATAGGCGTAAAGGTTGTTGTACTACCTGAGCTGTATACTACTACTAATTTAGGGTCGCTTGCAGTTCCAGTATATTCTGCATAATACCCGCTGAACGCACTAGAGCTAGTAGAAGATACACCAGTAGGCTCAATATCAGTAATATCGTATTCCGCTTCTCGCAGACCAAAACTAGTAATACCATCAACATCTATATTGGCTAACCCACTAGCATTCAAAATAAAATCGTTGGCACCGCTACTATTCCAACTGCTATAATCAATTTTAGTAGAAAACAAAGTAGTACCAAACGTACTATAATCTCCCGCTACTGGTGCCTCCGTGTTATTTGGTGCTGAACTAACTACATTGATTGACGGTGTAATCGACAAAGCATCTTCCTTACCATTTCCAGTAAATGTTAAAGTTGCAGAATCTATTATCCCTTCAATAGTATCCGTATCGAATGAAAACAACGACCTTAAAAGACGTCTCCATTTCGTTGTACCATAATAACTTTGAATAGCAACGTAGTCAGTAATGGTAGCTGTTCTATTAACATAGGTACCAGCCCCATCATGTATATCAGCCCATAAACCCCCACTGCTAACAGTACGTGATACAAGTGCATCTTGCCAATGATTATAGTACGCTTTTGGATATACCGTCAAAGTATCAAATCCTAAATTAATCTCAGGATAATATTTATTTGCAATATTCATGTCAAACCAGTGAAACGCTTGCCATATTATCTTGTAAGAATAATATAATCTTTTGCTGTATTTGTCGTGAGTCCTGAATTCAGTAGCATACTGATTACCGCTAACTCTCCATGATATACTATTTGGCTGTATGTTAATTATATGCTGGTCTGTATCGATATGCATAACACCCTTACCATACGCAGTGTTTACGTACCATAGCAGGAACTTTTGATTTCTTTTAAACCATTGTTTATCAAATATCATTTTCTAACCGTTCTAATATTATATAACAAGTATATTTATTCTTAGGAATAACTACAATTATCGAATAGTCATAATCGTGAACTAATATCTCTTGGTGTGCTGGACTCTCCGCCCATAGCTTATATGCGTTGTCTATATCACATGAACCTACATATAAGTTTTCGCCTATCCATTTATAATCTTCTTTTTCAAATACTTCCAGTACCCGACACCTATAATCACACCCATCTTGATTGCTATGCGACCAATAATCAGTATCCTGGAGTTCAACTCCCTTGTTGAATGCTAGCGTAATAAGTAATATTAGTTTCCACATTTTTATTCAAAACCTAAAGTAACTATCAACCCTTTTGGAGCTGTAGTTGAAATCGCATCAATGTCAATTCTTATCAAATCGTTCGTTGCTATATCGTCCTTAGTCGTATCAATTACTGCTGGAGTCGCTGCTGTATCGGAACCTGTCTCACCACTATCTATTGTTATTTTAGTTGATAGCATATCAACACTATCAGTAACGTTGTAAATTTGGACGTCTGTAGTGCCTGTAGTCCCTGCGGTGATTACTTCTGCATGTACATCAACTAAGTCTTTACCATTTAATCTGGAATCGACGTGGAAATAAGCTTTGCCATCTCCAGTCGCTACGTCAGTTGCATACTCTATTACGACAATTTGAACGGCACGTGATACTGTTGATAAGTCTTGGTCTCCTGTATTACCCCCAGATATGCTAGCATTAGCCGCAATGGTTAAAGTTTTTATATCTGCATCTACTTCTGAATCCATTAAAGCACCAGCACTTGTTACGTTCGCTGTATCAGTCACATCTGCTCCCGCTTCTATTCCATCTAATTTAGCACCGTCTGTCGCTATATCTCTTGCATCCACCGTTCCGCTTACTGCTATATTACCCGCTACATCCAGTTTTTCCGTTGGTGAAGTTATGCCTATGCCCACTTTCCCATCAGGCTTAATTCTAACTAAATCACCATTAATTGTATTTGCAAAAAAGAAGTCATCACTACCCTTTGTCCTAAAAACCATACCTACATCAGAGCTAACACCCCTGGCATCAAAATATACATCCGTAGTGCCAGATGTTCCTATGTCTACATAAGAGCCCGTTGAGGTATTCCCAAAATATGAATCATTGTTATCTACTGTAATTTTTCCAGTAATTAGTGCATTACCTACCACATCCAGCTTCTCGGCTGGTGAAGTAGTTCCAATACCAAGCTTGCCATCAGATTTAATTCTAATTAAGTCACCATTAACTGTATTTGAAAAAAAGAAATCATCACTGCCTTTTGTCCTAAGCACTATACCTACGTCTGCACTTATACCTCTTGCATCAATATAAACGTCAGTCGTTCCAGATGTCCCTACATCTACATAAGAGCCAGAGTATATGTTTCCAAACCACGAATCATTGCTATCAACTTTTAATACGCCTGATAAATTTGTGTTGCCACTATCATCAATGGTAGCGGAACTGTTTTGAATCAGTTTGCCTGTAGTGCTATCAAATCGTACTATTGCATTATCTGTTGAGCTTGAAGGACCCGTTACATCCCCACCACCACTTGCAGTAGAACTTACTATTGGGTTAGCTGGGTCTGTATCATCAACTGAAACGTTAGTCCCTGCAACTACCGACTTTACTACGCCACTTAGGTCATCTGCACCGTGGTCATGCCAAACTTTATTACCTGGTAATACTTTGTCTATTCTTAATTTTGCCATTATTTTGCATCTGAATAATTTTGATAAGTTAAGGTCACTCTACCAGTCCATGCTAATGTGTAGCTAGTCTTTGTTGCGTTATTTGTCACTGTTGCATATCCAAATGATGTATCTGAGCTAGTGTCTATTTTTTGTATCATCCACTCCCCATCTTGCGTTTCCATCCCGATATATGTAACAGTGCTAGAAGCTTCTTCTATATCGTTTGTGTTAAATTCTGACAATGATACGGGTAGTGGATTATCACCACCTAAATCACCAGAGTCATTAGATAGTTTAGCTAGTAAAACCCCTTTACTTCCGATTTGCTCTACTGTAGCACCAATATACTCATTCTCATTATCAACGAGAACTGTAATTTTGTCTCTTGGATTTGACATGTTATTTTAGTTTTGTCTCAAAGTTTAATAATTTTTCTCTTTTTCTAATTAAAAGGTCTTTTCTCTGTAACTCTTTGTTATATTCATTATTAGCTAATTCTCCCGCTTTAATTTCCTTTAATTTCTGTTTAATGTCTTCATTCTTCGCACTTACTTCATTATTTAGAATATCCTTCTCTTTTTGTAACTTTGCGTTTGTTGCTTCTAAATCTTTTGCTTGAGTTTTTAATTCTGTAAGATTATTATTAAGGTCAGTTCTTTTATCTGTTAAAGCTATTACCTCTTCTTTGAGTGAAACTATTTGATTTTCTAAATCCAATGCATCATGGCTTGTTCTATCTAAATATTCCATTGCATCTGTATATTTTTTCTTTTTGACCGTTAATGATTCCTCAAGTGCCTCCAGTTCTTCTTTCATATTGGCATTTTGTACCTGTAGCTCTGCTAACCTTCGTGCGGATGCCGTTATCTCTTCTTTTTGGTTTTTCTTGCTTATTTTCTTCATTTTAGGATAGTTGTAAAGTAACAGTTACTGCTGTTGCTGCAGTAGCAATAAATATGTCTCTGACTTCTATAAACTCACTTTCAAAAGGTGTTGTTGGCGTTATTGTAATAACATCATTATCAGCGTTATTTAATGTAATATATGCAACGTCTGCTCCTACACTTATCTTGATATAGTTTGCTGTGTTTTTTTGGAGATTACTAAATACACCTGCAAATGCTGTTACAGTAGTTATGCTATCAGTCGGTGTTGTTCCAGTCTTTGTAATCGCATTAGAAACCCAAGAATACTTATCTGTATTCCAAGCGTTACCACAATTTCTACTTATTACCATGTTATTTTTTTATAAATTAAATTCTGCCAGAATATTTGTTGTATATTCTTTCTGTGTTTTTTATTATTTTATTATATTTTTGTACGTCTTTTGGACTGTTGGCATTTTTTAGTGCTGATTTTGCCCTATCCATTCTATGCTCAAACCCTGCACGCTTTACCTGTACTTCATCCCTTCTGCTAAATGTTGCTTTTCTCTCTATGTCTCTTTGTGCTAATTTTGAATAGTCCATATTATTATTTTTAAAAAAGGGGAGTTTAGCCCACTCCCCCAAAAGGCTTTAACTTTAAGCTCCTGCTGAACCCCAAGCTCCTCTAAAGTCTGACCATCCATGTGATGCAAACATTCTGACCTTGTATTCAATAGTATCATTAGCTGATTTGTTCTCGTCAGTCATTCTTACGATAACTGGCTTCTCACCCCATTTCCACTTGATTTGGTGTTCATCGGATAATAAGAACCAAGCGTCATCACTACCACCTAAGTATGATGCTAAGTATTTCCATACTATAAGCTCATCCATAGTTGCAGCTTTCATTGATTGAATTGTTGAGCTATAAACGTTCATATCGTTATTAGCTGTTCCACTTCTTAAAGCTGATTTAGTAATAACCATAGCTTCTTTTCTCAAAGCTGGAGGTACTAATAGTTTTGTTGCAAACATATCAATAGCCTGTCCTCTGTCATCTAAAATAGCCTCAGATGCTAATTGTGCTACTTCCAAGTTAGACTCGGTTAAAGCAATAGCTCCTGAACTATAGTTAGATTGTGAAGCTCCACCATCTGCACGTGTGTGTGTTCCAAATAATGCGGAACCATCACCATAGCTAGTATAGCTTGAGCTAAATCCATGATTAAATACTCCTGATGCTTCCTCTTCGATTTTTCTAACAGCTGCTTTTGCTCCCATTCTTGGCATTTTGCCATTAATGTTAGTCTTAGCAAACTTTTTGGTTTCATAAGTGATTTCACCTATTTTACCATATTTAACTTGTGTGTAAGTTACTCCATAACTTTGTATTGGAGCATCTTTTTTGTAGTTTTCGCCTTCTGCGACTACATTTAAAGACCCCATTCCAGTTATGTTTTGTTCTTGTTCGTTAAAGTCTACAGCATCCTCTACCTTGAAAATTTTATCAAGTTTAGGTTCGACTTGTTTGTAGGTATCTACAAAAACCTTTCGTACTGCTGGGTCTATAACTTTCGCCAATTTTGCGATTGTTGCTGGTGCACTCATATCGTTATATTATAATAAATAAAATTAAAGTCCAAATTCTCTCTCATCAACACTAAACAAGCCAATGCTTGTATCAGTATCGAAACCATAACCTTGTGGGTTATATTCTAAACAATAAAATTGTCCAGATGTTCCAGTTGTTGATGTATCAATTTGAATAGCACCAGTTGTCCCTACTTGGTCGAACTTAGTACCTACGTGTGTTGCTGCAAATGTTGTAGTATCGTTATCATTATCAACGATTACCGTCATTCCAGGTGTTATGTTTATTTGTACACCTGTTGAAGATGATGTTGCAGCTTCTTCTGCTACACCAAATATTGCGTTACCAGCTGCTGCGATAACTGCTTCTCCAGATGCGTGTTTTACTGTATCTCCGACGGCAAATGTGCCACCAGCGTTTCTTTCAACCAATACAGATGAGATTCCAAATATTGAACCTACAGGTTTTAATCCGTTCATGTTCTTAGTTTTTTAAATAAATAAATTAGTATTCTAGTTCCGCTTTAGATTCGGCATACGCTTCTGGCGTTAGACCGTAACTTTTAGCGACTGCCAACTCTTCTTCCGTTAAATTGACTGCACTTTTTGAACTTTGGCTATTCTTTGGGCTTGTAAAGTCGGAGGCACTTGCACTATTAGCTTTCGCCATACCTTGTATTTCTCCTTCTTCCCTTGCCTCTGCTAGTCCAGATGGATTTCTAATTTCATTATAAGCATTTATTAACATATCAGATGTTGGTATTGCTAATCCTACTTTTCTAGCTTCTAAATTAGCTAGGCGTTCTACTGAGTCTAAGAGAACCATTCTCTTTTCTCGCTCATCCCCAGATAATTGTCGTACGTTCACAGGGTCAAGTTCTGGTACTTTCTGAGCTAAACCTTTAACGGATTCTGCTAATAGCATTTCCCGCCTTGTTGCTTCTCTCACATCGTCTACTGTTAATGTTGGTACATTAGCTGTAGGCTGTACACTTTTATCTTCCCAAATACCAGGCTTTGCAGCCCTTATCTGCTTGAGCGATTGCTCAACTTGCAACTCTGTTTGACCATTATCTTTAAGATACTGGCGTGTTCTACTTTCATCTTGAAGAACCCATTGTCTGTTTTCTTCTAGTTGCTTAGTGGCAGCAGTTGCTTCGCTTTCTAACTTAGACGTCTTACCGTGTAGACGTTCATACTTAACACGATAATCCTCTTCAACAACGTGTTCCTCTACAGGTTGGGTTGTCGTCTTAGCTGTTCCCTCTTCAACGTGAGCCTCGCTAACAGGCTGGGTTGTGGTCTCTTCTACTGTTGACGTACTGTCGGGTGTACTTTCCACGCCAGGGGTCTCTGTAGCTTCGACCTGAGTTGGTTCGTTAGCCATTGTTCTATTAAATTGTAAAATAAAAATAAAAAAGAACCAATGCATTACTGCACAAGGTTCTTCCTTACAATATCAATATATATTATATTATTTAACTTTGTCAAGTTTTTTTCTCGCCTCATCTATCCACCCATTAATCTTCCCTATCATAACTCCTTGTCCCTGTCTATTTCCCTGTCTCAAAATCGATTGTGCATCAGCAGTAATATCTCTATATGCTTCATCTCTTAAAATATTATAATGACTTTCAAATAAAGTTTTAAGAATTGCAAACCCTGCATGTTTATTAAGAGAAACTAGGTCTTGCTTTTGTGCTTTTGTTAATTTGTCTATGTCTGATTGAAATTTCATACTGGTGTTCCTGTTAAATTAGAAATATTTGGCATTGGTGCGTTGCCACTTTGGCTCGGTATCTGTAATCCTTGTGAAGCTCCTGCCCCACTAAATCCTGCCCCCCCATTTGGCATTGGTACGCCCTGAGTCTTTGGTTGACTCATTGCATCACTTTGTCCTATTGCGATACTTGTTTCTTTGTATCTTGGCATATTTTCTGTAGATAAATGGTCTACTAAAGCTTTTTGGATAGACTCCATCTTTTCCAGAGATTGCTCAAGTTGTGGGTTATTCATTGTAACTTGTTGCCCTGTCATTTGGTCAATCTGTACGACGTTAGCATTTTCAACTTCTTGTCTAAGGTTTTTAACTTGTGCATTAATTGCAGTCAATACTCTAGCTTCTACTAATCTATGTGCCTCTGATTTGCCAGGTACTCCTGCTACCTCCTTGCCTTGCATAATTAGCTCAACGTGTTGCTTAGCAAGTGCAATCTCTTCCTCCGTATCTTCCGACTTATCTAATAATAATTCGTCAGATAATTCTAATGTTTTAACAAATTTCTTAGCGAGTTTTCCACCATCATATAATGGTAGTGGATGTTGTGCTACTTTTTCTGGGTTACTCGTATCTACTGCGTTAGGCATCATTTGTGCGTAAGCCTCCTGCATTTTTTGGACTTCCTGTGCCCTACTAAATACTTTTAAGCTATCTGGAGCTATTACAATATCATATTCTTCTGCACTATTTAAGAGGCTTTCATTAATCTCTAAGAATGAATAATCACCAGTATCTTTTTCAACATTATATTTGCCATCGTCGTAAATAACTTTTAATCCATCTAGTCTTATTTTACGTGGTACTTTTTTCTCAACTGACTTTCCGTCTTTAACTATTTTTTTAATCTTAGGTAAAGCCCATTTTTGTTTAATCATACTCCATGTCTGCTTACCCATAGCTGTCAATGCTAATCCCATGTTATAGATAATAGCATTTAACATTGCCTCTATAAGTTCTCTACTCGCTGCAGTTGCGGTTGCTGTTCTGTCTGCTTGCTGTAAGTTCATTTGTGCTGGGTCTATCTGGGTTGCCATCGTTGCATAATTACCGAACAAACCTAATAGATTAAAGCTTTCAAATCCGAATTGGTCATCTGATAATGGTTGCACCTTTGAGCTTAATGAAGAACCATCATTGCTAGATACTGGTATAAACTGACTATCTGTACGGGTATAGCCTTCTGTAAATTCTCCATATACAGATGATTCTATTAGATATTTTTTATTTAAAGATCTCCACATTTTGTCAATCATCATATTAAACGTGACTTCTGCGGCTGCCTGTATGTTTTCTAAAAAGTCTGGTATTCCAATACCATAGAATTGGTTAGGATGTGAAATAGTATCTGTTTTGTGGAATGTAAATTCCTTGTGAAAATATGGTAAGGGTGTATTTCTAATCTGAAGGTCGTTTGCTACTATAATGTATTCATCGTCTATTAAGTTCTCGTATTCTAAAACCTCAACCATATCACCACCTGCAATATCTTGTGGGGGTTTAAAAAACTCGTAACTATCTGTAGTAGATTTATAAGACGATGCCCCTTTAACTTTATCTACATTTATGCAAGATTTGTTATGCTTAAATTCAGCCTTAAAAGATTCTATGTGCATAATACGCCTCCATACTACGTACCGTGCTTCTTTTACTTTTCCATGTAGCGTTACTGCATCGGGATCGACATAAAATTCTTGTATTGGGATTGGCATCAAAGCAAATCCTTCGTACTTTGTTTTGTGTTCTTTTTTCCCGTATATAACTTTTCCTTCTTTAACTTCTTTTTTTTGCTTATCAGTCATTTTTTTAGGGTCTGTTAGAGGAAAGCTATAGTCCCCCTCTTTTTTCATGTACACCCATCTTGATATACCAGAACCGTGAATAAGTGCGTTCTTCGCCCAAGTCATAACGTCACCTTTAACTTCTGCGGCGTTCAAGACATAATTCATAATTATACTAGCAACTTTTGCTTTGTCTACGTCCTCATCATCTGACGGTAAAGCATTAAATACTGGGGTAAAGTTTTTCAATTTGTGCATTGTAGATTCAATACGACCTGTCGTTTCTGGGAGTTTAACATTTGACCTATAATCATCTGCATCACTCGGCTTATACCACATCAACCATAGCTTCTCCTGTAAATCCCATCTATCATTCCAAGAACCACCATCTCCATCGCTTCCTGTAGTCCAATAACAACTAGAGCTTCGTGCCATTTTGGCAGCTTCGTAGTCATCCCTCACCTTTTTTACAGTGTTAAACTGTTTTTTGTTGTCCTTTGTGGTAGAAAACTTGTGTTTATTCTTCCACTTCTTATAAATATTGTCGTTTTTGTTAGTATCTTTAGCCATTTTATGTCAGTTATAGGTAGAATTTAGTAATTATATTATACCTTTCAATAAATTATGTCAAAATAATTCGTTGTCTATCACTAATAACTGTGTCTATAATATTAGGTGATTTTCCTTTAATTGCTTTATATTCACTAAACCGATTGTTGCGTATCCAATTCAAATACCCTAATATAAGCGTCAATTCGCCTGTAGTTAAATTTTCAAAGCTGGTACTTTCCATTGTTTGGATAATTACTTTGGTGTCCATATTTCTGATTCCTCCTTATTCCAATTAGATAATTTAATTTTGTTGTCTGTAGATATTAAAGATTCCTTAATATCTTTTTTGAAAAAATCAACACGGCACTTAGGGCATAGTAAAAAACTACGCCCTGTTAATCTACCAGCCTTACGCTCCACTATCTGAGCCATACTGGTTACTCGTGCTGTTTTGTTGCAATTATGACACGTTCTTATCTGCATGTTTTAGTCTTTTATGAGTTGCTAATCCGTTTTCTGTTTTAGCCACTAATCCACAAATATCACATTTGTTTTTTTCTAACAAAGCATCTTCGGTACGTGTCGTTATTCCTGCTAAAAATTCTGCTATCTCTGTAGCGTTAGGCTCGGTTATTTCTAACACGCCCTCATAATGAATTTCTGCTTTTGCTTGTCCTGGTTTAAGTTTTTGTTCGATAGCTTTTCTCTCCATCCCCAAGCCTCTGAAATGCTTAACTTGGCTTTCTTCTAATAAATTAGAACCTGCCTTTAAAACAAATTTATTTACAGGACTATAGTTTGCTGGTAATTGCGTAATCGTACCATTCTTCATTTTTTCCAACATTTCATCTACACCATATCCCATTGCTGTAGCCCATTTAGACATCCTCGTTGCTATAGGCATTGATTTAATTATCCTCTGCTCTTCGCTTCCCCTATCGTCTAATTCATGCTCAAAATATTTGTCCCACTTCTTTTTTTGTTTAGCTGTAAACAGCTCGTAATTCCAATTGTGGTAAATTGGCTTGCCAAGGTTTTTTACCTTGTATACTTTTGGTTTGTCCATAAGTTTTTTATAAAATAAATAAATTAATCGTCTGGCAACCAATCTGGTCGTTTAGACTTTTTAACCCGTCTTTGGTATCCTCCTAAAGGATTATAACTTGTCGCTTTTCCATAAGTTGTCTTAAATATCTTACCACCTAACCTGCCCGCAAGTCTTGTTAAACTCATTAATCCATATCTTACTGCATCATAGGAATTGTGAATAATTACACCATTGTTAACAGCAAAACAATTTGTGTTTTCAACGTGGAGATTGTATGTATCGTCGTTGGCTATTTTCTCGACAGAGATAACCTTCTTCGCATAGCTTTTGCCTTGCAATTCTGGTGACAATATTTTGACCTTTTTGGAAAATAAGTTAGATAGTCTATACCACATTCTTGACATTGTTTTGTATATTGTTTTTTGTCCTTCCATGTTTCTTTTCCATGTTGTCGATGCCATTCTATTCCCTCTTTTGACTTGTGCCATTCTTTTGCTTTTTCTTGCATTACGTTTTTCATGTGCAGTCTTTTCTTCGCTAATGTTTTTGCTGTCATTGGATGTTTGGTTAGATGTTCTTTTGCCGTTTGACAAAGTAGATTCTCTATCTGATTGTTTACCCTGTTCAAGTCCTTGTGGTGAACATGATGTCCTTTCGGTATCTTGCCATGATGATATTCCCATACTGTCCTGTGTAGGCGTTTCCCCTTTCTTTGGTAATATTTGCCACAGCTGTAATATCTTATTCCATCGAACTCTTGAATTGTGTCTTTTATTATATTTACTTTCATGTACTGACTGTATCATATGTGATGGTCTTAAGTCAATAGCTTTTATCCATCTTCCACTTTCTTCCAAAAACAAATGCTCTGGTGTACATTCTACTGAACCATCTGCAAAATTCACCCTTACCATTTCTGTTCCTACCTTCGTTAATTTAACATCATAAAATCTTTCTATTTTATTATCTCTAGTATACAAGTATCCTGTCTGACCAACTAAATCTTTTATTTTCTTCTTACCTTGAATAGTCCAAATCTTGGATTCACCTGATACGCAGTGGTCTTCTGTATCCGAATTGCAATCCTCCCTGTTATCAGCGTATATCAGCTGTGGTAATGTTCGTATGAAGTTAATACAACCATCCCACACTCTCAACATTGGTTTCTGAAATTCTGTATAATGTAAATATTCCCTAAATCTTCTAGCTCCCTCTACACGATTATTAGTTCCTTTTTGCATTCTAATTCCTAAAATATTTGAAACTACTAAACTTGTTGCTAATCCAGTTTGATTATTATTAATATCCATAGAGGGGTCGAAAACAAACAATCCCCTCTTTTGCAAAATTTCTAACAAACCAATATCTTTTAATCTCGTCTTTATATTTTCTGCCGCTACACTCGCCAGCTCTCCTGCTTTATAATATTCAAATACCATATCTACATATCCGTCTGAATCTTGAATTAAAACATACGCCGCTCTTGGTGCTCTTGTTCCTTCATCCCAACATAATCTATAATTCCAGTTACTAGGCAAGTTCTTAAACTCAAATCTTGGTCGAACTACATGTACCTCACGATTCCACTCGGGAAAGAACTGTCCCTCAAAGACATCCCAGTCGCCATCTAAATATGCCCTTCTAAGGTGGTCAGGAAGGGCTTTAAGTGTCGCGAGGTATCCTGGGTCAGCTTCTGCAAGTATTTTATTGTCTCTAAGAAATGCCTGTACAAAAGAATAGTCTCTTGGTTTCTCATTCTTGAAAAATCTCCTATCAATAAATAACCTTTTTACCCATTGATGTCCTATTCCCCCTGGATTAAATGTCAAAAACATGGTTGGCTTTATTTTTTCCCCTTCCGATTTAAATTCATTTAGCCTATTACTACTCCTTAAAACTTGAAATGTCTCTTCTGTATGCTCCGTGGCTTCATCTAGTGCTATATCCTCAAATGACTGTCCCCTAAAGTTATATACATCTGAGTCGTGTTGAAGATGTCTGAAATACAACGTGCTACCATTTGGAAACTCCACGCACTTATCTGCACTTTTATAATATTGTTTTAGCTCTGGGTATTCCTTCCATAGCATTTTTATATGATTAGTTAATAGTTCTGGATAAGTTTTACGGATTATCACTCCATCAGTATTTGGATATTTTAAACGCCTACTAACCATCCAAGCCCTTACGAGCCAAGAGTTGTGTGTTACTATAAAATCGTTCGTTATATATAATCCGTTTGGATGAGATACTGTTATACATCTCATTGGAACTTTCTTTTTTATTTTTACATCCACTACTGATATTGAAAGTGACGTTACAGCTTTGTGTCCCCTATCTCGCTTTCTTTTAAGCCTGAATAATAGCTTATTATCAGTAGCCCTTATTCCTATCTTATAACATGGCTTACATTTATATACCTTGTCACCTTCTATTTTATCTCGCTGTGGTCTCTTAACCATTGATGCTCTAAACCCTAAGCTCCTTGCCACCCACACAAAGTCCTTAGCCAATCTCCTACTTATTGTCCAATATTTTGCCCTACCATTTTTCTCTATAGAACCATCTGTGTCCATCATTCCTTGCAGTAAAGCCAATCTGGTGCTGCGGCTTGAATATCTATATTCTTTTGGAATAAATTTATCCATAGAGGTCTTCCCTAATAATCCATACTCACTTAACTGTTTCTTTATCTCATCTCTAGCTCTAGGTCTGAAAATAATATCTCTTATACCTTTATCTTTGAAATTTCCATATCTTACCTCTTCTATATATTTTCCAAACTGAGATAGCATATCATCAAAGTCCTCCTTACTAGTCGTTAACTTTAAATCACTCCTCCCAGTTATAGTCCCATCCCCTAACAATAATCCTAATAAATAAGGCTCTATTTTTATATTCTTATCCTCAAATTCTATATTCTGGCTCAATGGTATTTTAAATAATCTCCTTACCCCACGAGCCCTCTCCTTTAACGTGTATTCGTAAATCTCTTTTGATGTCTTTAAACAGTATGGGTTATCCCAGCTTTTCATGAAATCGCTCTTATCCCTTCTCCATCCACCATACCATAGGTGGTCTTTACAACTCACTATCTTCCTCCCATCAGAAAATGTAAACTCATACTGCTCTTCCTCCGTTATCGGATGTAACTGTATAATTTTCTGCTCACTTCCGTCAGGATTTAATAATTTAGTTCCTACTTTTGCGTTTTTTAATTGTATAAAACCACCAGATGTCAAGAGCTGTGCATCTAATGATTGCTTTTTGCCGCCGCCTTTACTTCCGCCGTACCCTACCACT